CCCCTTGTATACAGCTTCAACCAAAGGGCCCATATGCAAATAAATGCTATCGGTATCAGAAGCAATAACATAATCTTTCTCCTCCGTTTTCAAAATTTTATTCATCTTCTGGTTCATCTTGTTCTCAATCCATCGGATTGATACCTGTCCAGATAGTGTGATGGCCTCTGCATTGGCAAGTTTGTAATAGCGAAAATATTGATTACCAATAGCACCATAAGCACTATTAAGGGCAATCTTTTTTGACATTTGAACGTTGTTGCATCTTGCGATCTCTTTTTCGAGATCTTTCGTCGGTGTTTTTTCATAGGCCTTCTTCGCTTTAATCATCCGTTTCTTGAAGATGACACGTTCGTTGTACATCTTCTCCATCAACTCAGGCAAGAAACCTTTCTTGTCCTTCTTAAATTGTGCCCCATTGGCACACACAGCATAGTCACCATCAATCTCAATCTCTTGATTCAATAGTCTATCTACCGTGGCACTAGGATGTTTTTGATCCAGTAGTGTCTCTGGTGAGATATTATACTGCATAATCAGATGAGGATACAGTGAGTTCAAGTCAAAAGATACTACCCAATCATACTTACCAGGCTTAGGTTCCTTGACATACGCACCAGCATACTTCTCATCCTTTTGATTGCGATCCTTCTGTGGGATTACAATATTTTTCTTCTTAAGATAATTAAATATAATCGCATCCCATGTACGCACTTGGAATGCCACATCAGAGAAATTAATCTTAGCATCATACGCACGAGTACAACATAGATCAATTAGTTTCAACTTGTCCTCAAGTTTATCCACCAACTCAACGTCAACGATGTTGTAATCTACAAACTTCTGCCAGTTCTTTGTATAGAAATCTCTAAAGGTATCAAACTCACTATGATCCAACTTCTGTTGACCCAGTTCCATCAGAGCAATATGATCCAATCGGAAACTCTCTTGGTTAGGTGTAGCAGGAGACTTCCTATACAAATCGAGGTAATCCATAATGGATACACCTGCAATATCATATGCAATATTATCTCTACCCTGAATACGAATCTCATTCCTTCTAACAATACCCCAAGGTGAGAATTTCTTGGCATATTTCTCACCAAAAAGTCTCTCTACTCTACCTACAAGATAAGGTATGTCATATAGTTCACAGTTCCACCCTGTAACGACCTCAGGCGTGTTATCTTGCCACCATCTAAGGAATGTATCAATCAATCCTTTCTCGTTATGGCAGTCCACATACCTATAGTTCTTCCTATTAGGATTAGTCTTATATGGCCTAGATCCAAATGTAGTAATAAACTTTGTATTATAATCCTGTACTGTAATCAGAAGGAGTTCCTCTGCAACATTAAAGACATCAGGGAAACCACTCTCCGCAGCAACCTCAATGTCAATCGTTACTAATTTAATTTTAGATAAATCAAACTTTATCTCATCCTGTGGATAATTCTCAGCAATGTATTGGTGAACATATCTCTCATTACCATATACATTAAACCCCTGAACCTGAGAATACTTATCAATAAATTCTCTACAATCTTTAATCGTGCCAGGTTTAACTGGTTCTACTAACTTACCATCAAGAGTCTTCCACTTACTCCTCTTCTTTTTAGAAGGCACAAAGAAAGTAGGATGAAACTCCTCCCTATCACTAAAATGTTTTCCATTATCATATCCTCTAATCAGCATACTATTGCCGATCTGAAATACGTTTGTGTAAAATTTCATCTTTGGAAAACGATGTTGAATGCTAGTGCAATTCTAGTGTGATCTGTAAGGTTTTCATGTACTCCATGTTGTAAACAACCTGGCCATAACATTATCTTACCCACTTCTGGTTTATGTTCCCAAATAGGATCCTTAAGGAAACACAGAGAAGCCATTAAACCTGGCGTTGGACAGACAAAAAATAAATTTCCATCTTCCCCATTGGTATCCACATAGTATACACCAGATATGTCCACATGTCCATGAGAGTGGACAGTACAATAATTGCCTTTCTTATAGGCAACAAACCATGAAGAATCAATCTTATATGGTCTGAAAGGGAATCCTAATTCTTGACAATACTTCTGAATATGAATCTCAAGTTCTTCGGCAAAATTCCATAACTGTTTCTCATTAATTATATCCGTCTGATATGAGTGATCATTACTATACATACGAAGTTTATCAGTAATATCATACTGTAAACTTTCAGCACACTCACCCAATTCTTTCTGAATATTATCCAGATGTTCTACATTATCAAAATAAATTGGAGTCGGAAATATATTCTCAATCATCCGTAGTGATTGCTCTCTTTAGATATTCATCAACTAAAGATTTATGTGGTTCTACCAATGTTAATATTTTATCACTACACATCATGACTTCATTATCATCTGTGTATGATCCCAACCAAGGACTTATACTTGGCGTTGTACTTTCTGTACTCTCTTTTAATGAATACGGTGCTATCAATTTACAATTAGGATCTCCTATATCCAGAGCAGGTACTTCTTCTACCTGAGAAATTAATATCTCGCCTGATTGTAATACAATTACTTTAATCTCCTGTTCCATTCATCCGATCCTCGTAAGATTTTTTAACCATTTCACTAGGTTCTACTATTGTTACAACCCAACTTGGATCAATAGAGATCTTCTTCTCCGCAGATAAAGGCATCCAAGGATAATATTGTACACTATACTTTGACTGACCAGTTTCCTCTTGACCTTCTGTTAAGAGTATAGGGTCTTCAATCAACTTGCAACAGTAAGCGTTCTCAAGAACTATAAAGATGGGTTTGTCATCCTCATCTACAAGTTCCTTTACATCTGCAATGACTTCTTCATTCGATTTTAGTAAAACTAGTTTAATAGACATCGGAATTAATCATTGTATCTTATGTATAAAGCGGATGGATGGTACTGCCCCATCTTCTACTGGTTGGAAACCAGTTATAATGCTTCTATACTACACCCGCTTGTGTGGGAGGTTGGATTCCTGTATACCAACAAGAGACGGGCATTACTACAGTAGTAAATTTTACATCTCTGCCTAAGACCCGACTGGTAAGTCGATTCTCCTTTCGGAGCAGCACCACCTGTGTCTTATCACCTTATCCAGCATTTGCCAGAAAGATTATTCAGTCACTCCCTATGTTGAGCTCTCAACAAATACAGTATAACTCAACTGTCTACCTCTGTCAACCCCCAATATGCAATATTACCTGCAATCATACATCTACCAGATACCTCAGAGTCTGGCACCTCATGGGACTGATGGCCACCAAAGATAATCAACCTACCCTCAGTAACTTGAATCTCTTTCTCCTCTACTACTAAAGGAGAACTACCTTCTGGAGTACAAAGATAATATCCAAAGGATAAACTATATGGAAAATGATTATGAAGTACAGTACCTCCACCCTCATCATACATCATACCCCAATAATCTGCTACTTTAAATCTCCTTGATTCTTCTGGACTTTCATTATAAGCAGAGTTAGTAAACCTAGAAAACTGATCAACTGCATCTACAATTGTTTCCTCTATCCAATCAAATAATATATCGTGGGCTCTAAGATCTCTCTCGCTACCTTTATAAAACTTAGTCTTTAAGGCTCCACCATTAACTCTAGTCTTTGCATTTTCAGTTACCCAGTTAATAAGTATCTCATGAATAGATGCATGATGAGGACACTCATATATTTGAGGATCAAATGGAGAAGTTAATCCAGGCAACTCGTGGTAATTAAGTCTATTATTAACATCCATTATGTATTCTGATAACTTCCAGAAGTGGCATCTGCTGACATAAGATTATCAATATCAGCCTGATTTAAATCTTTGAATAAATGATCACCCACTATAAACTCTTGAGAACTATATGAGTTCATACGTTTCAGTTCTGTCAAGGGAACATTACCACCTTCCATATCCACCACCTCTCCTCTAAGAGGATGTTTAATAAGTTGACTTGCCCAAACAATATCACCAGAACATGTAATACGATAATCCTCAGTCGAAAAGAAAGGAAATACCTGATGATGTATTGTACTGGGGAAGAATAACATAGTACCACTATGACATTTAGATTGATCTATAGGTTTCTGTCTTACTCTACCAGTGATATCAGTATATACAAATCCAAACTCTCCTGCCTGTGGATGCATCTCATCTTGTATTGATCTCTCATCATCGGCATCATATGGAACATTCAACCATATTACAAAACTAAAAAGAGAATCATGGTCATGCAAAGCCTGATACTGACCCTTAGTTGTGGCATTACACCAGAACCTATTGAAGGTAAATTTATGTTCATGTGTTGATGTGATCTCTACAGGTAAACCATATTTACCAAGATACTTATATAAAATTTTCTCTAAAACATTAATCTGAAATTTCTTATCATCATCAAACAATCCCCAAGTCAATCTACGGCTAGTATCATGTACAAGTTTATTATTATCCCATTGAACATACTCTGGCGAATACTTCTTTACAATATTCCAAATATGATCTACGTCACTCTTATCTAATGTGACTTGATATATGCCTTGATTAGGAAGATTAATATCTTTAAATTCCATCTATCTTAACCCATCTACTAGGATTAACTAAACAAAAATTTCCAGCCTCCTTTCTAGTTGTAATCAATATATCATATGATATGGAATACCTATTGGTCTGTCCGTGATATTCTCTCACCTCATGGTTCAATGAAGAAGGGAATATCATTAATCTATTTTGCACAGCATTATAAGTCTTTATCCTCCTACTATATTCCGTAGGAGTTGTATGGAAAATAGGTAAACCAGATAATGTATTTGGTTCTGGGGCATGAACTGCTAATTGACCTGTATCATTACCATCTTCTGTTCTAACATAGAAGACGGCACTAAAGTGTGATTGACAATGATTATGATATCCTACTCCGCCACCATTTACACAAACAATGGGCCATGACTGAGGGATGTATATATCTGAGCCTGGATGAATATCTGTCTGATCTAATGTTGCACCTAATTCTTTTATATAATTCTTAAGATGTATTGCTACCTGATTTGTAACCCATTTAAATTCTGGTTGGGATGATATCTGAGAATCACCTAATATCTCTCCAGTAAAACTAGGAGCAAACCCAAGATGTTGTATATTCTTATTATAAAACCTATCAATATACTTAACCATTCCATCATGAACCTCATCAGTGGGTTCAAGATCAGCTTGATATACTGTAGTAGGAAAGAGGGTATCAATCATCCATATATTATAACATTAAAAAAGAGGGGCGTAAACCCCTCTTCAATAACTTACCTCTAATCTGCCACTTAGAGGAAGTCTTTACGAGCATGGTGTTCGGGCACCACTTTACCTAGATCAACAACCAGAAGTCCATCCTCAAAGGTCACTGACCTTACTTCTGTTTCGTCTGATAAAGTCCATGATCTCGTAAAGTTTCTTTGAGCAACACCTCTATGGGCATAGTCACTCTCTTCTTTCTCCTCTTTGTTCCCTTCAACGACTAGTTTACCATACTCTGTATAGACTTTCACTTCGGATTTCTTAAATCCAGCGAGTGCGATCTCTAATCTTGATTCTACATTATTAATGTTAATAATATTATATGGTGGATAGTTCTGTTGTTGACCTGTAAAGATTTGGTCAAAATAGTTATCCAATCCAAAACTGTTTCTATGGAGTTGCTCCATTAATGTGGGCAAATCCGCAGCACGATACTTCGTTAAGCTGTTCATGATAGTAGCTCCTTTTTAAGCGAGTTTATGTTGTGTGATCCCCGAAGGCAATCACCTTTATTTAGAGGTATACTACCACTTTTCAACAACTAACTCTATAGTGTTCTCAACACTTTTCCGTTCGGACACTACGACATAACCCTTGTCTTGTACGGTCTCTACTACCTGTTCTCTCGCATATGCCTGAGTAACCTTCTCCAGAAATCTTTCAACTGGAATAGATTCTTTCCATGCGTCTAATTCTGCAACCAACTGAAGTGTTCCATCTTTGGCTCTTTTAAATCCAACAAAATCATTCAAAGCAACTTCAACATTCCATTGTTGATGATCATGATCCTTTGGATTAACTAACAATACGTTCTCTCGTGTTGCATAGTTTAAGGTATTCAATGCCTTTATAAGTACGTCCTTATCCTTGATCTTGGTCTTGATTGTACTGAAGTGTGACATCCTTTACCGTCTCTTTAGCCTGATAATACTCTGTTTTATGTAGGCGATTTTCCACATTACCCAATTTTTTTTCAATCTCAGCTGTGATTTTCTCGCACTCATTTCCAATAACACCTTGGACTTCCTCGGTTACAGTACCATCTTGACTAATTTTAAAGACTATTCTATGCACCAGACTCAGACTTTACGAATGAACTGGGCGATGATTGAACTGCTTTCTTTTTCTTACCAATATTATATTTGGTCTCAAGTGTCCAGTCACCCTTATCCTTGTAGGACAAGACTTTGATCTGATTGAGTGGGGCAACATCTTGTATCTGTTCTGGTTTCATTATAGTTATAAGTCCCCAGTCAGAAAGTAACGTAATGATACGATTCCTACGTTGGACATCATTCATGGAAAGATTAGCGGACTTTCCATCCAATGCAAACAGTTCTTT